CACCGCCACCGGTTCCGTCTACTCCATTGCCACCATTTCCGTTACCGCCGCCAAAACTGGCATTTCCACCAGGCCCTGAGCCGCCAGGTCCCTGATTTCCATATCCACCTGCACCGCCGCCAGCAACTTGATAACCAAGATAATTTACACCAGTTCCGCCATCGCCGCCCTGGTTTCCGTTTGATTGTTGTCCAACGCCGCCGGCTCCGCCACCGCCACCGCCACCGGCTTGTCCAAATCCTTGCCAAATACCTGTGCCACCTGCATTACCTTGTCCAGGCGTTCCTGCGGCACCACCGTGTGTGTTTACATATCCGCATCCGCCACCACCTGATCCACCAGACCCGGCAGTTTGATCCGGTGTTCCCCAACCACCATTACCTCCGCCAATTGCTGTAGGCCATGGGCTAGTTGTTGTATATGTTGTATCGCGTGTTGACCAAACTACAGTACCACTAGGATCGTATAGTGCAGCTGCAAAACTAGCCGGGCCGCCATCGTTTAATGCTTGTATGTTAATGACTGTAACTCCAGGACTTAAATTAACTGTACTGTCGTTGTAAGTTCCCCAATTATCGTTAGCACCGACTTGTTTGCCATTGATTGTAACTCTAATATGGTTGTCGGCACTGACACGTAAGGTATAGTTTTGCCCTAATAATATATTTGTTGTATAATTTACAGTCACCCAAGATCCTACAGGGCTTACAAAGTCTGTACTTGTCCAAACTCCATAGGTATTTAAAAATCCGCAGTAGACTGGATAGGTATAAGCATATACTGGTATGTCTGTTGCTGATAATGTCTGTGGTGCATTTCCAGAACCAAACCAACTATTGCCGCCGCTGTTATTTGGAGATCCGCCGGCTCCTACTATTGCTGTGTAGTTAGTACTAGCTGATAGTACTATACCAGGCTCATATATAACTCCGCCGGCTCCACCACCACCGCCACCTTCCCAGCCGTAGCCAATACCACCGCCGCCACCACCGGCAACTACAAGTATATTAGCAGTGACATTAGGTGGCCAGAATTGGCGCCATTGGCCGTTGACGTTTGTATAGCCAGCTTTGATATTTGTCCAGGTGCCAGACTCGTTAACACTTGGAGCAGCTATTGCTACCCATTTGCCGTTTTGGTTTTGGAATATTCCGCGGCCGGCCATTGATTAACCTACCTGGAACCAGAAGTCACCATTATTTCCGCCAGTTGGGGGATTTGTAGAAACTGTGTAATTAAACTTTTGTGCTTGTACCACACTATTAACAAATGCGGTAGTTGCAATCTTTGTACTATTATCTCCAGTTGTAGGAGTTGGAGAATTTGGTGTACCAGTAAATGTTGGGCTTACAAGATTGGCTTTAAGAGCAAGTCCAGCAACTAAATTATCTGCCGCTGCTTGTGCAGTTGCGGTAATTTGATTGGTATAATCATTTACCAATACTGCTGCTGTACCGTCAACATAGGCTGTACTTGAAATAACATTACTGTTGGACTGTAGAGATACTGTTGGTACCGTTGGTGCACCTGTTAAAGTAGCATCGTGTAACGGTGCCAGTGTTGGCAATATACCGTTGATTATACTAAAGGCATTGGCAACTGCTGAAAAATCTTGATTAATAATTATTAGGTTAGCTGTTAGCGCTGCCGATACTGCCGCTACATTACTGTTGATACTACTAACTGCTGAAGCTAAGTTAGAATTTGTGTTAGTTACTACAATAGATAAATTTGATACATAATCATTATGTAATTGATTTATTTCTGTAGTTAATTGGGCATCAACTGCTGATATGTTTGCCTGTAGTCCGTTGCCAATATTATCTGCATATTGTTTAGTAGCAATACCAAATGGTGTACTTGGATTGTTAGCAACCGATACTAGGCCAGATGGGCCATCAATATGTATAGCACTTTGTAAACCAATTGATGAATTTACATATAAATCAATATTGCCATTAAATGCGTTATTGCGAACAGCCAGGCCTGTACCGTGTACGTAAATGTTAGCATTGTTTAATCCAACAGTACCAGCAACACTAATATTGCCAGTAAAGTTGCTATCTTGATCAACACGTGCAAAACTTGTAGGTACAATATTTCCCACAGTTAAACTGTTTGCTGCGTTGCCGTTTAATGTAGTAGATCCAACTAAATTAATACCAGGTTTAACTGTAGTGATGCCAGATATAGCAGGACTAGGAGTAAATGTAGTATCAAAACTAGTAATGCTAATTAGGTTATTATTTGTATAGGTGTTAACAACAGTATGACTATGAGATGCAGTATCTGTAATTGTTTCAACTACAGCACCACTCTTAAGTTGACCGGCAGTATATGCAGGTCCTATTACTTGCCAGGTTGTACCGTTCCAAGAATTTAACTGCTGGTTAACTGTATCGTACCACTGGTCGCCAGTGTTGGTTGCTGTTGGTGCAGTATCTGAAACAATACGCTGACTAACAGGTAACCAATTGGTTCCATCAAATGACTTTAAAAATTTATTAGCACTATCATACCAAATTGTACCAACCATTGGAGTAAAACCAACGCTTTGTCCTGGTGGTAATGGGTCTGCAAAGTTTTCTAATAATCGTACAAAGTTTTCGTTTTGTACTGTTCCATAACCTGTATAGTTACGACCAATTAAGGTTAACCCTGTATCTGTATTTGTTGTACCGTCGAGTAGAGTTACAAGAACATTACCATCGGTTTTATTAATTGTGTAACTCATCTATTATCCAATCGAACTTAAGTTAGTTAATGTTTGAATACGCACAGTATAGTCGATTTGAATTAATCTGTTTAAACTTTTTTGCACTGGGTGGAATACCACGTGAGTTAGTAATAGACCAGTTGATGTTAATCCGCTTGTACCATCTGTACTACGACCACGTAGACCTAGTTCATCAAATACAAACTCGCTATTTAAATCTTGGCTGTTGTCAAATAACTGCTGACCGTTAGGCTCGCCGTAGTCTAACAAACAACTTACTAGAATATCTGTATAAACTGTACCTGGAATATGAGTTACAGTCATTTTGTTATTAGTTGGATCTGGATTGGCAATAGCTGTATCGTCAACAATTTTACTGTATGTAGGATTGTATAAATTAGTATTCTGTCCGACAGTATTTGTAGGCAAATAGGTAATAATACCAGTTGGGTCAACACTAGTGCCGCCGTTACCAAAGTTCATTTCATAGATAAAATTTTCACCTTTGTCGGCAATAGAATTAGCTAGTGCAACACTAAAATTCTCATAGTGAATAGCATTTGGTTTATCGATATAAACTTCCCCAGATTGCGGATCAAAAATCTTAATATGTCCGCGAACATAAACTCCGGATGTTTCGTCTGGCTTTTTTGTTGTATTTTCCACTGCTGTTTCCTTGTTTTTATCTAAATTTTCATTCATATCAGTATTTATCATGGTGTATAACCTCGGCTTGCTTTAAGGAATGCCGCTTGATCTGTTGTACTGTTTATTAATCCCTGTCCGTTACTTGGCTGTCCAGCACCAGGAGTATACCATGCATGTCCTGTTTGTACAGTATTTCCCGATCCAAGCGTGTATGTACCAGTAACTGTTACTTCACCTAAAATATAAGAATAGTTAACATAAGCAACTGTACGTCCGCCATTGATACTGATAGTACTTACAGTATCATCAAACTGTAATACGTCAAAGCCAAGTACATCATCAAATACCTCTGGTAATCCAGCTAACTGTCCTGACGTTGTAACGACCGCAAAACGATTACTATTGTTTACATTTTCTAATAGTCGCATACTAACCTGAGTTTTGGTATTTCCAGCAAAGGCCAATGTAACATTACCTGATGCTAAAATATTACCAAATTTGGTATCTGGTACATTAGTTACCAAACTTACGTTACTTGTAATATTTGCAAAGTACGGAGCACGTACATTGCCTTTGACAATGTAAGTATTACCTGAATTTGAAATATAACTGTTGGCTGCAAAGGCTGTATTTGCTACCCAAGGTGTAGTTGGATAATCAATATTTCCTGTAGTTACATAAGTGTTGCCACCGTAGTAGATATAAGAACCTGTTGAATAGTTTGAATCAGTCCAGTTGTCAACTGTTTGTGTTTGAGTAATATTATCGCCAATGTTTGCTGAAATATTACTGGTCAACACGATTCCAAGTGTAACAATGTCTGTAGTTTTATAAGTAACATTGGATGTGATTGCTAAATTGCCCAATGTAGTTCCAGGAATTGTCTGCTGAATACTTGAGTCAACTACTAGAGAATCAACTGGATGCACTAATTTTGGACTTGTACCGTCTACTGCACGACGAATCTGTCCTAATGTATTAGCCACCGTATCAATTGTATAGTAAGTAATTTTTTCACCATTGATAAACACTACACCAGGAATAGCTGAACTCGGACTTGGTGCTGGTAATACACTAGCATCTGCAACATAAATTACAGTATCAGTTAAATGTAGTGCATTAGCTAGTCTTGTAGTGTTGGCTGCTGCAATTCTATAGTATTCACGTGACTCTGACATGTTGTCAAAGAATCTAAATGCCAATTGATCGCGATCGTAGACTTGTAAATTTAAACTGTCAAACATACGACCAGGCACTAACTCTTCTGGTGCATGACTACTGTATGGGCCAACGTATGCACCACCATCAATTAATATTTCACTTGGGCTAATTCCAAATGTATTTCCGTAGAAACTAGAAATACTAGTATCATACACGTTACCTACAAATGTATTGCCATCAACAATAACGCCTGGATAGTCAATACCGTCATTGAATAGTTTGAAATCAATGTTTCCGTTAAATGCTGCAATGCGATCATTTGCATTGTCAAAGATACTTGCATTAACCTGTGTAGTATTAGCTACTGGGAAACTAACATTTCCATCAATTGTATAATTATTGTTCAATGTAAATATTTTATCATTTAATACAATAATTGTATTTCCGGGAAGTGTCTGTCCAATATTGGCTGTGCTGATAGTGTCCCAGAATATAAATGTATTTGCGCTGGTATAATTTACACGATCAAATTTTACATTAGTTTTAATACTTCTGACTAAGTTATGTCCTGTATTATTTCCAGTATATACGTTCTTTAATACAGCACGAGCACTTGCACCAGTACCATTACCATTAATAATGATAGTAGGAGTTGATGTATATCCCGAACCTGCATTAGTAATAACAATACGATCCACACCGCCTCGAGCATTTAATTCAGCATAAGCTGTTGCACCAGAGCCACCGCCGCCGGTGATAATAATTTGTGGAGGTAATAGATAATTACTGCCAGGAGTTTCAACTACTACACTGACTATTTTGTAAGTGTAATTATCAAACCATTGGCTGTATACACCAGTTGATTGTATTGTAGAATCGTATACCTGTTCGCCGCTTGGACTACGATATACTTGTAAATTTGCGTCCCAGTAAGGTGGTAAGTCAAAGTCAGTGACATCACTATTATAAGAATCATTACCAACATAGTCAACAACAAACTCACGAACTACTGTACGATAAGGTTTAACTTCATCAATATAGTCCAAGAAGAAACTTTGGTTGTCAGGAATATAACTTGGGAATCGCTCTAACTTACGAAGATTCTGTGTGGCACTAACAAAACTGGTTTTAAATACCCAATCAAGATTTTTCTGTTCGGACAGAATGTACTTAATCATTGCAAAGAATATTTTGTTATACTCTGATGCTAGATCGTCAACAAAAATTTCATGCTGCATTGATAATAATATATGACGTAGTTCTAAGCCAGGAATAGTACCAGTACTAATTTGAATAGTTCCAGATTCAATTCCAACCAATGTTTTATTAAGGTTGCTGTCAATGTAATAAACAACAAATTTATTATTACCAGCGTTTAATACTTTAACATAGATATTTGGACTTAGAGTTAATTTGCCAAATTCTAAGTTATTAGCAACTGTAATATCTGGAATAGAAGTCGGATTGAAACTTGAATCGTACCAATCTGAGTATGCCCAATATAAATTAGTTTTGTAACTCTGTACACGTGTTTGTACAAATTGATTTACTCCAGCAACTACACCAGTAAACTGATAAATTGCCCACTTGTTAGAGTTTGTAATGTCTGATTCTACCAATACATTACTTACGTTAGCGGTTAATGTGTTTGGATCAATGTAGTCTAATTCATCAACTGTATTAACTGTTAAATTATATAACCCAGTGTCGGTTAACGGTTTATTTTCACTACTGTTTAAAGTAGTTAAAACTTTACGTTCTACAACTGGATATGCTTGTAACAAAGGATTTACAATAGCAAGATAATTTTCTAATGCTCCGGGTAGTGGATTATCAGTAGTTGATGTTCTATTAACTATTAAAGTCTGGCGAGGACGAATATTAATACCATAACGCTGACTTACCGGAAGTGCAGGATCAGGTACAACATTTCCAACTCTGTCAATACCAGCTAAACTATCAATTAATTTGTTTAATATATTATCAGGTAACTGGCTGTGAGGATTATTTTCTTGTACAAGTGTATATTCACTATGTATAATTGATGTTGCATTAGTTTGACTGCCAAGTTGAACTACACTATTTTGTCCAACCAACAAGTGATTAATGTTATACAATGCAATGCTGTCATCGCGTAGGATTGTTGCATACGGAATTCCCTGAGCTAATGGATTTTTAATAGCAGAAGCAATACTATATGTACTATTTTGTTTACCAGCAGAAACATTAACTACGTCTGAGTTAGTTACCCAGAAATAATATTTTACTTTGACTGCACCATTGTTATCAACATAACCGTAGGTACTGTATGCCGAATCATCGTTGTGTAAAGGAACTCCGGGACCAGTGTATTTGCTTGGCAATACAGAGCTTTCTGTCCATTCATACACATCAACACTACTACCCGGGAACATTTCTCCCCAATGATTTAGTCGATAAGTCAGTGTATCTTGTTCATAATCAATAAAGCGAATTGTATCTAAATTCCACCAAATTTTTCCTACTTCTCTTGGCCCCCAAGTTTGGTCTAGGTGAATTACACCGGTGCCATTGTTGTAGAATGCCGGATCCGTATCCAATTGGAAATCAATATCCTGTGCAACAGAATTTAAAATTTTTCCTTTATTAGGATCAATATAGTCTAATGCAGATAAAACATTATTATCAGTTTTTCTGTAAAGAAGTGTACGGCTAACACTATCAATATCTACCTTAGGTTGCTGACTACGTGTTACTTTCCAGCCAGTAGCTTGTGTTGGGTTATTGAATGTGTATGCTGTACCTGCATTGTTAATAGCAGTAGGAGCACCAACAGCAATCAGGTTGCGAGTTACATCAACTGAGTAACCAAATCCATATCCGCTGTGTAGTTGTGCTTCTAATTCTTGTACAAATACATAACTTCCAGTTGACCCTGGTGCAGTTTTATCAATTAATGGTTCAAATATATAAGTTGCACCACTGTCAAAAATATGATCAACAAATCTTGTGGTATTTGAATCAATTAATAAATTCTTTTTATCAAATGTTGTATGTTCTTCTGACGGGCTACCAGTACTACCAATGGCCAGTAATTTTGAGTCGGCACTAACGCTAATGCTTGATCCAAAATGACCAATATCTTTGTAAGGATGCTGGATAGTTTGATTGTAGGTATATCCAGTATTGGCAAATACCCAACGTTCTACTACACCGTTTGGTATACCCGATGACATTGAATTAGGAGCACTGATATAAACATTACCCGCTGTGCCATCAATGTCAATGCTTGTACCAAAATTAGCCGAACTGTTTTTAAATTGACTGGTTAGTGTACTACCAAACTGTGTAAATGTGTTGGCGCTACGATGATATACATATACACTACCATCGTGTGATGCAACATTAGTAGCTGTAGGAGCTCCAACAAATAATGTAGTTCCGTTATTGTTTGTACGAACTACGTTGCCAAATGATCCGGTGCCAGTGATCTTTGCGGCCCATACATATTGAACATTTGCCGAAGCAGGTGCAGTATTTGCCACGTAAGCGTGTACTGTATTATTGCCACCAATGTATAACCAATTTTGGTCAGCACTCATTGAGATACTTGTTATGTTGCCAACTAAGTTTGCACTAGTAACAGTTTGTATTGCTGTAATTAAGTTACCGTCTTGACGATAGATATGTACATTGGACAAGCTGGCAATAGCTAGTACATTTCCTTGACTATCAATTGCTTGACCAAAGCCAGTATCACTGGCTGAGATGATGGCAGTAGCACTGGTACTAACGCTATTTGCATAAACCTGTTTAGAGCCAGGACTACCAACAAATACATAGTTGTCGTCGCTACTGATACGTACTGAACTGCCAAACTTAGCATTACTGGTAATAGTATGTGCTACATTAGCTACGGCATTAGAAGTCCACGGTGTATTAAATGTATATACTCCCCAACCTGTATTGGACTCTTGATTGACCCAAACATGATCATTATCAATCCAACCATCCAATGGTGGATCTAGTGCAACAAGATCTGTTACTGTATTAACCCGAGCAGAATTAAGTTTATAAACTGTTCCTGATCCACTGACAGATAGTGCGCGAATTAGTGTTTGTAATGGACTAATTTCTAAAGCCGATGGCTGTACGTTACTGATCTTAATAGTAACCACTGATGGATGTGCTACACTAACTACTTCGTACACTCCATCAAATGTAGGATTAAAATACTTTAATACAAAGAAATCACCAGCAACAAAATTATGTGCATAATCAAATTCTAATTGTGCATAAGAATCAAGTACATAAGTTAATAATGTTGCATTTAGTTTTGTTTCGTTAACTCGTAATACGTCCCACTGATTATTGTTGTCTTTTGCTATCCAAACTTTATTGCCAGCACCCATATTGGTAATTGGGTCTGTAAAATTACTGACATTAAAAATCTTATAATCAACATCATCTAAATTAACGTAGCCAACACTTGGTAAATCTGTTGATCGCACGTCTGTGGTACGGTTAGAATAAATTGATGTACTGGTACTAGATATATTACTAGCATTATAGATATTTGCCAATGTTAAGTTTGCAATAATATCTGAAGTGTTGTAGTTATCTGTTAGACTAAAGGCCACTGGATTGGTATTGAATATACTTTGATCCAATACAAATTCTCGGAAAGTATTACTGTCAACTCCGCCGTACTGTCCGCCCAAGAATGCCCATTCTTCGTATATATTAATATTACCAGTTACGTTGTCAAAGTTACCTTTAGTTAATGCATTAATAACATTTAACGAACCTTTTTCTTTGATAAATCCTTGATAGAATTTAGTCTGTGTAGGAATACTAATACCTAAGTCTGTTAAGTATTGACGCTGACGGAATCCAATTAAACCAGCACTAAACATCTGTACTTCTTCGTTGGTTGGCGGAATATCAATGTCGTAGATATTTTCAAATCGTGATGCCAATGAACCGAAACTAGGCAATAAGCCAGTTTGTATATCGCTGGCACTAATTGGCGTCCAAGCTGTCCAACTAAAATCACTGGATGCTAAAATATTTTGATTGGCTGTATAGTAAGACCCGTTGTAGACAACCAAATCTCCCAGTTGATAGTCAGTATCAACTTGCCAACTTGGTATTACTGGATTACTATAAATGTATCCTGGTGCGCTCAATGCACCAGTCCAAGCACCAGTCTTAGATCCTGATAATTTTAAACGATTCTGACGTGTACCTTGATTAGGAATATAAACAATATCACCAAAGTCGTCAACGTTATCAAATACTAATACGTGTTCAAACTGTACTAGATTTAAACGAGCAAAACAAATTATTGATCCATCTAGTGTTGAGATTTTAAATCTGTTTCCATTAACAATATTTTCTAATCTTAGTACCGTAAAGTTATTACTCTTGATTGGTAAGAAATCCTGATTTAATAACTTGTTACCGTTGCTCAAGTTATTAATTTCATCAACTACAGTACCGTTGGTTTTTAAAATTAAATCGTTTGCTGTAGGATTTAGTAAAAGAATGTTACCAGCAGCCCAGCCCTGTTGTCCCCAAGTTAATAATTCTTTAACACTTAATGTCCAATTTTGTTGTTCGGATAAATCAGTATTAAAGTTTGAGAATAATAGACCTTGTGATGTCAAATGTCTTTCGTAGCTGATAAGGAAATCTGCTACCTGTTGAATTGTAGCATATTCTGTTCCGTAAGGTACAACCTGAATAGTATTTGTACTATCTTGATATATTTGAACAGCTAATTCATTTACCTTAATAGTTTGACTATTCTTATTAGCAATACTTGGAATAATTGTAAAAAATGGGTTTACATTATCGTAGCCTGATATACTATATCCAGAATCTGTTCTTGTAACAATAACAGCACTATAAGTCACTGTTGAAACAGGAACTGATTTACTCAAGTAAATGCTATAGTTGTTGTCAGGAATAATTACACTACCACTGGTAGATCCAGGGCTTGTTTGTTCTGCACTTACTGTCAACATTGTTTTGTCAGTGAAACCACCAACTTTATAATTTAACTGTACGCTAAGATTATTAAAATATTCTTTCATCTTGGTAACAGGATCAATTCCAAGATTTTTAATATTATCAGCAATCCAGTTAATGTATCCGCTGGTGCGGGCTATTGTACCAGTTGAAGAATCGCCATTGACTTGCAATAGTGATGGTGTAAGTTTTTGATTGTTAAATTCTGAAAATTGACCAGTTTGTGAATTTGTATAGAACTTGCTGATGTCAATTTTTGTAGAAAAATATTTGGCAGGTTTTGTTAATGCTATTGCGTATTGAATTGCAAAAGGATAATCACTGCTACGACGCCAAGCTGTTTCTGCAGGACCTTGCTGACCAACAGCAAATGCTGCATTGGCCAATTGAGTATTATACTGTTTAATCAGTGGAATCTGTGTAGGACTTAAAATATTCCCAGAGTTATCAACGGGAATAAATTTAGACAGACCAGGACGTGCAAAGCGTACATCTGTGTACGGCGAGCCATTATTCCAAATGTATCCAGCTTCAAGGTCTTGCCACAGTACATCGTTACTTTTAGTATACGGCGATAGACCATATCGTGTGTCCCACCAAGAAGGTTTACTACTAAATCCTAACATTTCCCATGGAGTTAAGTTTGGTGTGTCTGTATCAAACCAATATTGATACACGGCACGCCAAGATCCCTGTAGGGGTGATCCGTCGACGATGTCTTGGAAATTACTATAATTCCATGTCCAAGGATTGTTAATATCAAATCCGGTGTTTACACTATAATCAATGTTATTAGCACCAACCCAACTTAAAAAGTTTTGTCCAATGATTTCGTTGAATTCTGTCAATGAGTAATCAGTGTCTTTAAATCGTCCAGGTATTACTTCAGCTAAATCAATCTGTGTACGTGTGTAATCAGCTTTGATGTTATTATAGATACGTGTTTCTAATTCTAATAGATAATCATCACGGAAGTCGCCAAAGGCCGGAGTAATTGATCCATCGTGTCCGCGGATAACAGTTACAGGAGTTTGGTAAGTATTGTCAACATAAATTTCTGGAACACTCTTAGGATATAATCCCAACTTAGTTGGAGTTTCGGGAATATAATTTCCGTCAGTATTAGCATAATCGCGAATTGTAATTGTGTCACCGACTGTAAATGTTTTAGTAAAATTAACAGCAGGACTATTTAAACTAAATGTATAATCAATTCCCAATACCTGTTGCTTGCCATTTACATATACAATAATAGCACGATTACTCAATTGAGTATTATCAAAAATACTGCTTATCTCATATTGTTGTTGGCGGGCATTAACCACTGTATAGTTAATAGTAGAATAGCTACTGCCTTGTGGCACCATGTCAGAATAGTACCAAGGAAAGCTACTATTCTTAAGAGCATTAATATTTTGTAGTATGATATCAACACCGGTGGCTGGATTGT